TACTTCAGCCGCTGTAAATGTTACTGGTCTTTCAACTCTTCAGACAGTAACTGCTACTAATGTATCTGCCTCGACTCTTGACCTATCAACTGGTGCTACTTCAGCTGCAATTAATGTTACTGGGCTTTCAACTCTTCAGACTATTACTGGTACGGACATGACTGTTGCTAACTTGCTCGCTACTACACAAATGAGTACTGGAACACTTTATGCTAATCTGGGTACATTCAATACGGCTGGAATTTCTCTGCTAAATGTTACTACGATTAGTGGTGCTAGTGCCTATTTCTCAAATGATGTAAACATTGCTGGTACTCTTACAGTAGTGAACATTACTTCAACAAATTTGGTAGATACGAATGTGTCTGCAGGTGTGGTGTTTGCCGGAACATCATTTTCAGCGCCAGGTACATCAAATACGATTGCTAATATTTTCACAACTGGTGGTAGTGTAGGTATTGGTACTACATCACCCATTAATACCTTGGATGTAAGTGGTACATTAAATGTAAGCACTAGTATTACTACTGGAGATTTATATAGCACTAATCTTACATCAACAAACATTGTAGCTTCAGCTCTTAGCACTGGCTCTTTAAATTTGTCTTATCTAATTGCATCAAATATGTCATCAGGTACATTAGATTTATCGACTGGTATGACTTCTGCAGCTGTAAATATCACAGGTCTATCCACTCTACAAACGGTAACTGCGACAAATGTATCTGCTTCAACTTTAGATTTATCTACAGGTGCTACAACTTCAAAACTAAACGTAACAGGACTTTCTAATTTACAAGATGTTATTATGACAAACTTAACAGCATCAACTGCTATTATTAATGGAGTTAATATGACACCAAATGCTGGTGATATTTTCACAACTATTGCATTTACTGCAGCTAATGATGTTACTACTCCTGCTAATGTTACTGGTCTCGCTTTCCCAGCTGGCTCTGTCCGTGCATTCGATACACAACTAGGCATTGCATTAACAGCTACTGCAGGTAATCTATATGCACAATATCGTCTCTATGGTTTACAAAAGACAACTGGAAGTTGGGTATTAAATACATCTTTCATTGGAGACAATTGTGGTGTTGTATTTAGTATGGCTACGTCAGGTCAGGTATTATATACAAGTACTAATAATCCAAGCTTCCAGAGTAATATTTTTACATTCGAAGCAAGAACGATTGCAATTTAATTAAATTTAATTTACATATTATATTTAAATTTTATGTAAATTTTTAGTTGGTATTATTTTCTATCATTTCCAATTCATGTTGTACATTTTCTTCAAGTTGTTGTAGTTCTTGGATATCATCTTTAATTTGTTCTAATAAAATGCTATCTTGTGTGTTTTTATATTTCAATAATAATTCATCATACTCTGACTTGATTCGAGTGGCCATTTGTAGAATTGAGGTAATATCTTGGCGCAAACCTCTAGGGATAAGTGATTTGTAGGAAACAAGTGAATCTATCATTTTTTTAATCAATACTTTATCTTCATCTTTCCAGTCTGTACTTAATAATCGTTGGGCCTCTTCTAACATCTCCTTCGTTGTTGCCATTTATAATTGTACATGATAAAAATATTTATAATTAACGTAAATAGTTAAACGAATATATTATATTGTGTATGTATTATCACTTATACTTGTAATTTCACTAGATGTATCAATAATAGAATAGTCTGTTAAATATTCATGTTTAAATACTTTAACTTGTTCTAAAACAAGATTATAACTAAATTTATTATGCAAGAAATGAAGATTTGCTAGTTTTATTAAACAAATTAGTTCTATATCAGAATATGTATTTGATATTATATCTTTATGTGGAATTAATCCTTTATACCGGTTGAAAAATAATGTATTTTGATTAAATGACATTGTCAAAAAATGTTGATTATCTTTTTTCACATATGGTGATATAAAACTGTGTATAATCTTATTCATTGTGAATCTTTTTCCATTAAACCATTTTTCAGAATGTGCATGTGTAGATGTTATAATATGTTCTTCTAATGGATTGATAAAGTATTGGAAAAATATATCATCTACGCATATTGTTAACTTATTGTTGTCTATATTGTAAAGTTTATATTTAGGTAATTGAATAACGAGCGATTGATTTTTATAAAACATGTCAATAAAGTGTATGTATGTATCTTGATGTAATTCTTTATAAGGCGTGTCACTAAAACGAACTTTTGAAATAGGAACATCGGGAAATATATATACTTTTTTATGAATCGATTCACGACAAGCTTGCCCGGCAATCATATATAATAAAAGTTAATATTAAAGTTATATTAATTTAACGAAAAATGACTTCGATAACTCATCATTTGAATTATCGAACTTGATTAATTAACAGTTATTGTAATCTCATCTTGAACGTGTGTTTGTTGTGATTGTGTGGAAGGTAATTCATGTTGTTCATTTGTGGGATGTTTAAATGTAGTATATGCTGATAGACTCGAATAATAAAGTGCAATTGACCAAACTAACACATTAGCAAACCCAAATGGTGTACTTATAATTTCGCCATTACAATTTAAACTAGTATTATCAAATCTATCAAAATTTTCTTTGATATAAAGACAATCACTGAGTGCTGTACCCATAGACGCAGCTGCGCCTAGCCAAAAAATAGACATAAAAAAATTTAAACCACTCATAAAATAAATTCCATATTTATTAAAGGACATCTTCTCTTTAATAGATGGCATCCCATGATAAAGAATACCTCCTACTCCAATGATAAAAGAAAATACAGAGACAAACCAATTAAAGTTATAAGTGCCTAATAAAACGAGAAAAAATGCTCGCTGTGATGAAATAATACTTAGTCCAATGATATTTCCAAGACTAAACAAAATATTTAAGCCAGATAAAACAGCAGTGTAAGATATCATTATTTTTAAAAATAATTAAAAAATATAAATTCATTTTTTTTTTAACATACTATATATTCATCACGTATTTTCGATACAATAATTTCACGAGATGGTGTATCATACATTTTAATTACTTTTTTAACATTTGATGTATTCTTTGTAAAGAAATAAATTTCTTCTAACCAATAATAAATTAATCTATGAGTAACAATAACAAACGTTATTATCAAATCGTTAATATTAAAAATGATTAAAAAATAAACTAATAAACTAGTAACTATATTCTTTACATTAAACTTGGCTAAATATACAGCCACACCCATTAATAAAATACAGGCCCATATTGCAGAAACATATATTGTTACTAATTTTAATACAGATACAATAGAATACAATGAAAAAAATTGGAACAAAATCATTTGACTATTTATCCAAAAGGAACCAGAAAATGAATTAAAAATATCAAGTTTACTTGTTACTAATATAAAAAATGCATTTAAAACTTCCAACTTTTCAAGCTCTTTCCATCTCTTCTCCCGTATAATAATATTAACTAAATAAATTGCATCACCCAATGATATAACATTATACAAATATCCTGTATTATAATAATATGCCATCTTTACTCCTTTATAATAATAATATGTGCTTTCATAATTTCTTAATATGTTTAATAATGATATAAATAAACAGTTATTGATAATTTTCCAGATAAAATCTGCCGATAATAATCTATATATAATAAATATATGATAATTTTGAATTTTTTCTATTTGTGGATGTAATGTTTGAATAAAATGAACAGACATTTTCGATATACTATAACGCATAAATATATCCTTGTGTGTTAAATAAATGTTAAGACGTTTATCTATAAAAGATATACTAAAAAGATAGTTCTGTATAAACGGAAATACAATAGGTAATATTAGGAGATAACTATACTCGTTTTCTTTATAAAAATGATTTATAATATTATATCCAAAATAAATAACCAAATAAAACAAATATCTATCTAACGTAGACAATCTATACAATGAATTATATTTGTCTATAATTTCTTCATTGTATATCATGATAGCTCTTTTACTTAATTTCCGTGAACTTAATTTTAATATAAAAAAATCTCTCAAAAAATAAATACTACATACTATACCATCCACCAATAATAATGATTCCATCAATGTAAAACGATTATATAAATGAACAAGCGTATCTGATGTAAGAATAATATCTACATTGTGCTTATAATTCATAAATGTATTCATAATTTGATAATGATGTTCTGTATTCTCAAAATGTGTTATACCCATTTGTACAAATTGTGTTAAAGAATCTATACACTTGTTAATAGGTTCAAATATATAATTCGTCATAAGAGTTGCCATATAATCAAGCATCTTTATTATATAACAAATAGATAATTTTAATTCTAAATTAACTCATGCTCTATCTGATTTATTTTGTACAGTATCAAAATAACCACCCTGATATACATTTGGTCCAGTGAACATTTGTTTATACACCTTTAATGGCATATTTTCTTCGTTAAATTGTAAATCTAATTCTGGTCTATATTTATAAACAACCATTGGCTTTGATGACAATGATGGACATTTTCTAAAATAATTTAATATCCAACTGATAATACAAAATATAAATAATAATATAATAATAATATCAGAAAATCTCATCTATCTTATCATAAGAGATTAAAAAAAAAATATAGAAATAATACTCTTTTTTCAACAATATCTCTTAAATAATTATATAATAATTCTGCCACAGTATACCAACTATACTCCTTTTCTATATATTTCTTCATTTTTGAATAAACATAGTTCGGCTTTACCTTTTTAAATTTTTCCTCATTGTTTAATAATCCACTCATCACATTATTAATAGTTATGTTATTTTGACATAAACCATTAGGGTCCATTACCACATTTGAATGAATACAAAATATATACTCCTCACCGCCATTTTTATATATATCTTCTATATATTCTTTGGTGCTACCGGTACTTGGTACTAATACATTTAAACCAGCAGCTAAAGACTCTAACATTGTCAAGCCAAAACCTTCCGCTAGATACGGAGAAATGTACAAATCAGACGCATTAAATAAATCATTGATTTCAGAATAACTTAATGTCTTGTTTGTAAAAATAATATGATTATACAATTTATCAATATCATTCTGAGACATAATACCCTTCTGTTTAAACTGTACAAAATAAGTCTCTAAAAACTCCTTGCACATATATAAATCACCCGAACCCTTTAACAAAAGTTTATAATGAGATTTCTTTAATTTATTAACCAAATTATGTAATGCTTCCAATATAAACAGAATTCCCTTATTTGTTGTCATTGCACCAATATTAATCATTAGAATATCACTATTTTTAACATTATATCTTTTACGAATTTCTTTACGTTTAGTGTCTGATTTATGTTTATAAAAAATACTTGTATCTACCCCATGAGTAATAACACTATTTCTAGGACTATGCTCCAAATTATCTAAATAAGGTATCATACCTCTAGATGACCATATACTCGGTGATGTAAAATAGATATTATCGAATTGCTTTAAAAATATGGATATATACAGGTCATATTTAGAAATATCAATATCAGAAGGTTTTTCTAATTGAAAATAAGTATGATTAATACTCGAAAATTCACTAGTATAAAATACACACTTTGGAGTGTTTATATTTTGCTCAGTTACATTAATATTGTACGGATATGTTTGTCTATAAATAATATCTACAGGTTCATCATCATATTCTTTCATATTTGTAAGAATTGTATTATATTCATCAGAATATACTAATTTTTGTGTATTTTTCCAATTAGGATTATAATAAGGTGCCTCAGTCACATAAAAGTCAATCTTATGACCATATTTTCCTTTAGGACCATATAATTTCCATAGATGAACAAGTTGAAATGCCAACACTTGGCCATATGAATGCTGTAAAAGTCTCCAACCCTCAAATAAAACATTTAGCTTCTTTTCCATTGACTATAATATCATTAATTAATAATTTATTAATTAATTTTAAACCAACACTCAATTAACCAGTTCAATTAATAAATTTAATTTCTAAGTATATATTAGTAGTATTATGTCACAACGAGCACGTAAAACAACACATAAATTAAGCCCGGCCGATTATATACGCAAACATTCTCCTATTAAAAATGGATTAAAAATTAAAAACGAAGATAAGCCCCTAGAAAAATACAGCAAAATTATTTCTAAATTATATCTTGGAAACTTCCAAGCCGCCAAAGACCCAGAATTTTTTAAAGACAAAAAAATCAAAGCGGTTCTAAATTGTACAAAAGACATCCCCAACCACTTTGCATCCAAAAAGGATATTGAATATATGCGAATCCCAGTAGATGACTCCCTTCGCCAAACTGATATCGAAAAAATGCACAAGTTTATGCCAGCAATTGTCGAATTTATTCATAAACACATCGTCCTGCAGGGTGACAACCTGCTCGTGCATTGTTACGCTGGACGCCAAAGAAGCGCTATCAGTGTAGCGGCTTTTTTAGTCGGTAAAATGGGGTTAAGTCCAGCAGATGCTTGTAAATATATAATGGATAAAAGAAAAGAGGCATTCCACTTTGGACTGTCTCTTAACTTTGAAGATTCTCTTAACAAATACTATAAGGATTTACAGAAGAGTAAGCGTCGTTAAATTTTTAAAAATATCAAAAATATATCATTTAATTAAGTTTCGTTTATTTAATTAAATTTATTTAAAAATAAACGAAAACATATAAGATTTCTAATAAAGCAAATGCAAAAAGACTATTAAGACACAACTTTACAGAGGATGAATACTATAAACAGCTGCTTTTCCATACACAAAAGCAAATATAAATAATTATTTTATTTTTTATTTATTTTTATTCATTTAAAATTTGATTTAAAGATAAAGTTATAATAATATTATAACATTTGTTATAAAAAGATTCAAAGATGAATCAAATGATTGCACCTAAAGCTATTAATTTCAACGAATTAGTTAAAAATAGCAATACGACATTGTCACTAAATATTCAAACTAAAATGATTGATAAACTTAATACAGAATTTTCTGATGAAGAACAACAATGGTATGTAGCAAATTTATACATGTATATGAGTTACCATCCAACGAGTGATTATCCTATTAATTTAGAGGATGTATTTAAGATGATTGGATTTGCACATAAGAAGAATGCAAAAAGAACACTGGAAAACAATTTTACTAAGGATGAAGACTACAAAACTTTGCTGCTCCCTACGGAGCAGCAAAACCAGACAGATGAAACACGTGGTGGTCATAATAAAGAAGATATAATGTTAAATATTGATACATTTAAGAATTTATGTATGTTAGCAAAGACTAAAAGAGGCAAAGAAATACGTAAGTATTATGTAAAAATGGAGAATATTTACAATCAAATCATTAAAGAAGAAATAGAAGAAAAGAATGAACTTCTCCAAGAACAGCAAAAAAAGATAGAGTTATTAGAACATAAACCAAAAACGCACGGGTTTTTAGCTAGACGCCACGGATATGTTTATATGATAAAAGATAGAGCTAAATCGGGACATTATAAAATAGGTATGACATATAATGTTGATAAAAGATTACGAAATTTAAATACGAGTTCCAGTGAAAAATCTTTAAGTATTTATCATGAAATTGAAACATATGATTGTGAATTATTAGAAAAAACACTTCATTCTATTTTACAACCATTTAATATAGTAGGTAGAAGGGAGTGGTTCTTTTTATGCAATGAAACAGAAGTACAGTATACATTACATATAATGAAAAAAACACATGAATTCTTAAATAATTTTAACTTTACATCACATGAACAATTAGTTGATTATATTAGCTCTGTGTCTAAAGATAGTAAAGAAACAATAGAAATTACTTTACCTACTACTATTACTACTACTTCTACTACGAATAATGAAACTAAAAAACAACAATTAGAACATAAAGTACCTTGCCATCTAACGACATCGTCGGTAAAGG